CCGTTGACAGCGACCAGAGCCGTTGTCACCGTGACGGTCACCGTCGGCGTACCTGGAGAGCCGGTCACCGCTGTCGTCATTCCGGTAGGCTTTCCGGTGATCGCCGCGTTGCTGACGCTCGCGTTGACCGGAACCGCGCCCTTCAGCGCGGTGATCACGGTCGTCGTGCTGCCCGCCAGCGCAGCCGTCGTCGATCCGGGGAAGGTGTGCGCCTCGTTGCTCAGGATGAGTGTGTAGGCGTCCACACCGGGCGGTCCCTGCGGCCCGGGAGCACCGCCCGCACCCTCCACCACCCGGGACACGGTGAGGCTGTCAGAGATGCCGCCCGCGCCGTTGGTCATTCGCACGGTGATCGTCTTGGCGACCATCGTGCCACCAGTGATCGTCACGACGTTTCCTGCTCGAGAAGCGCCAGCCGGAGGAATGGTCGAGAATCCCGCGCCGTCGCTGCTGTACTCCCAAGCAACGATCGTGGTGTTCGTCCCGACGCCCGTCACCACGGCTGTCGCCGGCGTCGTCGCGCCACCCGTTGCGGGCTGAGTGAGCACCTGCGTCGTCGAGGACAGGTCGATCACACCCGCAGGGGGACCGGGGTCGCCCTGCACCTTCGACCACTGGTAGTCGGTGTAGACGTTCGACTCGGTAGGGTCTTCATGGTTGTACGACAGGCCCATGTAGACCTTGTCGGTCGGGTCGTCGCTCATCCCGGTCGTCGGGGTGTCGGCGTACTTGACCCATGTGTACTGAGGAGTTCCGTTGACTCCGGGTGGGCCGGGGATTCCCTGAGGTCCGGGCGGCAGGGTATCGGGATCGATGTAGACTCCGTCAATGACCGGCATCGCTCCGGGCAGGTTCTCTACCGAATCAAGATCGTCCGACAGGATGATGACGACAGGTGGGTCGTAGCCGCCCTCGGGCATGACGGCAAGATCGTGGATGGTGAGTGGAACCTCGACGGGCCGTTCCGCGTCGGCGAGGATGACCTCGCACACCCACGCCCGACCCGGCTGACCGCCGATGTCGGTAGTCACCTCGACCCCGCTGTCCACGTCAATGGCTAGTCCAGGGGTGATGGTGAACATAGACGTGTCTACGTCCACGTCAACAATCTCGTAGGGGCCGGTGTCAGCGATCCAGACGACCTCCTCCTCCGTGATCGACTCGGGATCGAGAACGGGAAGAACGTAGGTACCGGCAGGTAGGTCTGCGGTAGTCTCAGTGCCAGTCCACTCCCAGCGGACGTCGACGAGCAGGCCGTTGATACCCATTACTTCTTCTTCCCACCCTTCTTCTTCTTGTCAACCTTCTTGGTCGTCTTCGACCGGATCTTCTTGACATTCGTCGCCTTGCTGACCCACTTGTGGTAACCGACGGTCATGTTGCCGCCCGTCCCGAACGGGATGGACGCACCAGCGGCAAGTCTCACATCCCCCACGCCCAAGGGCAAGTTCACGTAGTCGAAGGGCTCTAGATGAAACAGCGGGATGATCTCGTAGGACTGGTTCGAGTCTATACCTGAATCCGCCTTCAACTCGTTGGTCGCTGAAGTAAGAGTGCCCTGGAGCGTCTTGAGGTCGTCGTTGACGATCACGAGAGGCTGCGTCCGCCAGATGGAGTTACGGGCGAGTGACTGTTCCGAGAGTTCGTTCTCGGGCAGAAGCGCGACGATGCTGTCGTAGGTGTAGTGGGTCTTGGATTCGTCCACCTTCTTCGTGCTCTTCTTGTTCTTCGGAGTGCGGTGGCTGGTGACCTGCACGTAGTTCGAGAACTCGGTGAAGGAAGCCGATGCCGAGGGAAGCGCCAGCATCGAGTGAACCTCGACCGGATCCTTGGCGTCCGAGGTCGGCTCGGCCGTGGCCCAGCCCAGTCCGTCGTAGTAGGCCCGCCAGTTCATCTCCTGATCAGCGATCTTCTTGAACAACTGCCACGGGGTCAACGAGTTCTCGCCCATCCCGACCGAGTAGCCACGACTCAGAGTCTTCTTGGTCGTGGGGATGTGCATGAACTTCTCGCCCGTACAGTCCTCCAAGATCGAACGCAGAACCTTGTCCACACGCTCACCCTTCTTGTAGGTGCGAGGGCGGACACCATGATCGGCCAGCAGGGACTTGTCCCCCAACTCGAGAGAGACCTCCGCGCCTGAGCGAGCGACCGTCGTGGGCAGTCCCACGATGCAAGACGTGGTGAACAGCCCGTAGCCCGGGACAGTGATCTCGTGCCAGACCTGGAGTAACCGGTTGATCCAGAGAACGCCCTTCGGGTCACGCATGTAGTCGCTTCCGAAGTTCAGCGCGCCCTCGGGATCGGACAGGACGACAGACCCGGTACGAACCGGCCCCTCGCTTCCGTTCGAGTAGTTCATCTGCCCGTCGAGCAGGTCCAGCGTGTCGATGTAGTGCTGATTGATCGTGAGCACGTCGACCCACACCCGGAAATCATGGTCGGACTGGAGGCGCTCGTGGTAGGCGGTACGGGCAGCCAAAGATCGACCCTGATGCTGCATCAGTCTCCCAGCCTCTCCCACCAGTTGAGCGACACGAGAACGAGAGTGTCGTCGCACTTAGGATCAGGATGGTTGTAGAAGACGTCGGTCGGGCTGTAATCGCCGAAGATGATGGGCCAGTTGACCTTGCCGAAGATCAGCCGGTACTTCAGCGCTGAGTCACTGAGCGCCCATGCGTTGAGTGTGGCCTCGTCGTCGTTGAGCACGAGACCCTCGATGCTGCCCGAACGAGTGGTCCGCATCAGCCTACGACGCACCGGCTCGACGACGAGATTGCCGTGAACCGGAGTGTGTAGGATCGACCCTTCCTCCGTGAGTTGCGACACGACGGGAACCGAGTTGTTCCCGAGAATCTCGATCTGCTTGCCCGTCCTCGGGTCCACGATCCAGATGCTCGCGGTGGTGAGAGTGTCTGTGACCTTGGGACCGATCGCCGAGGTCACACCGTTGATCTTGGTCAGCACGGACCAAGTGTGCTCCACACGGGGGTCCGCGGTGTAGTCCCGGATGGTGAAGTTGATGCCGGTGAAGAAGTCGGCGGCGGAAGCCCACTTACGAGGAACACCATCTGCATCGTAGATCGTGACCGCCTTGCCGTCACGCCAGAGTGCAACCTCGTCGGGGATGCCGAGAGCGCGAGTGCCGGTGATGACGAAGGCAGGGTCGTCCATCGTGACCTTGAGATTCGTGATAGCCGGACCCGTTCCGTTGTGGACGGTGTCGAATATCTTCTCCGCGTACGACCAGACAGGCGCTCCCTCTGCCGCCACACGCGGGGTGATAGAGTCGGTTGTCCGCAGAGTCATCTTGCCGTGACCACCCGGCACCCTCACACCATCCGACGGGTTCCAGTCGCGGGACACCGAGTCCACGTCCCAGACCGACTTGGAAAGAACCGCGGAACCCTCGATGAGTTCAGCCCGCCACGAGACCTGATCAGCCACCGTCCAGGTCAGGGTGGGGCTGCCGTCGTCGGTGACCGAAGGCGGGTTGACGATGACCGGGTTGACGATGGGCCGGTAGGAGTAGGACACCCACGGACTCCACGGGCTCGTGCCGCCCCCTCCAGTGGTCAGAACGCGCCAGTAGGCGACTCCCCCCGGCGTCAGGACAGGAGCACCCGCAGTCGGCACGTAGCGACCCGAGACGGCTGGGATCGAGCCGGTGTCGAAGGTGATGTTGGCGACCGTGCCGTCCGAGGAGTATTGGATCTGCTGGTGGTCCATATCCGTGTCGCCCGTGTAAGACAGGATAGGAGTGGGCACCGAGACCGCCCCGCCCTGCGGAGACAGGCCGGTGGGCACGGAGTTCGGCGTGTAGTAGTTCACCACCATGACCGGCTTGTTGATCGCCGCTGCCGAGCCCTTGAGATAGATGGGCGTGGTGATAGTGGTGTCCAGCGCCAGACCGGTCCGACTCCGGGTGTTGGCCCACGCCGTGACGGAGAAGGAGTAGAGCGTGTCCACGACCGGGCCAGTGATCGTGGTCGTGGTGATGATGGAGCCGAGCGTAGGTTGTTTGGCGTAGGTGACCGAAGACTTCCAAGACGAGGTGATCGGGCGGATTCGGACGGGCACCGAACCTGTCTTGGCTGACTGCGTCCAGAACTGAACGTCCGCCGACGTGACGATGGCCCCTACGGGAATCTGGTCGATCGGGACGCGTATCAAGATACGGTGGATCTTGTTGCTCAGGTTCTGGATGGTCAGGGTCGCCGGGGACCCGATAGGGTACGAGGCCCGGTTCTGCTTGACAAGGTAGGTCGTCAGCGGAATGGTGATCTGTGTCATCTCAGGCTCCCTGCCACGCGAGGTTGTCTGAGGCATTGATCCGGTTGTCCGCAACCTCTTCGACGTACGCCAGGAAGTCGCGAGCACCGATGCGGAGCACCACGGTCTTCGGGAGGCCGCTGTCGTTCATCATCTTCTTGCTGTCTGCATTCGAGTAGACCCGCGACCCACGGGGAAGACTCACCAGTTCGGGGCCAGTCTCGCCAACCCCGACCAGACCGCCCGGCGTGATGCCGCCCTTGGCGAAGCCGGGGATGGTGAACCCGATCTTCTTGCCCAGCACGTTGAAGGACATAGACCTCGGCAGGCCGATGGCGCTGTTCAGGCCAGCCTTCAGGCTCCCGGCGATGCTTCCGGCCATGCTGCCGATCGCGCTGATGCCGCTCCGGATACCCGAAAGGATCTTGCCACCCAGCGACTTTCCGGCTGAGGCGAACGACCCACCGAGCGCGAGCAACTTCCCGGGAAGACCCTTGATGGTGCTCACGGTCGAGGAGACGACACTGCTGGCGACGCCCTTCATGGCGCCGATCGCGCGACGGAAGGCGCTCGCCAACCTCGAGACGGCCGAACTGCCCAGCGTCGCCAAACGACCGGGCAACTTCCCGATCCAGGTGGCGACGTTTGAGGCGATAGCCCTCGCCGCCGCTACTACCCTCGGAGCACCCTTGGCGACAGCACTAGCGAGTGACCGAATCGCCCGAGCCCCAAGGGCGAGCAACTTCCCAGGCAGACTGATGTACCACCGGAGGAACCCGGCGACCAGACGGCCCGCCGCCGCCAGCACGATCGGTGTGTACTTGACGATAGCCTTGCCGAGTCCCGAGATGGCCCGGCCACCGAGCGCGATCAACTTGGGAGCCAACTTCATGAACCCCTCGCCGATGAAGACCAGGAATCGGCGGAGTCCAGACAGGATCGCCGGCATGGCCCCCTTCATTCCGAGGCCGAGAGCCTTGAACGCCATAAGGCCGTATCTCGCGAACTTCGCAGGAGCGAAGAACGTGACGAACAGGCCGACCAGCCCCTTCAGCAGCGGCCAGACGCCGCTCGCCATCTGCTTCAGCCCGTCCCACACCTTGCCGAAGTCCAGGGTGAAGAGACCTACCAGCACGTTGATGAACCCGGCGATGATGTGGCCCGCGCCCTCGATCACAAGGCCCAGCGACTTGAAGCCGAAGATGATGGTGTCCAGGACCAAGCCGATAGCGATCTCGGCGATCTTGTCGATCATGTCGAAGATGAAGCCGAACGCCTTGCCAGCAGCCTTCGCAACCGGGGCGAGAGGCTTGAGCGCAGCACCGATCTCGGCGAACGACTCGCCTAGTTGAGAGAACACACCCTTGAGCGCACCCCAGACTTCGCCCAACTTGGCCTGAAGATCCTTGGACTTCGCGATGATGACAGCGATCCAGATCGCGATGCCCACCGGCCCGGCGATCTTCGAGAAGCGGGCGAGGATAGACAGCACCGGCTTGAAGACTCTGGCAAGTCTCCCGACTGTAGACGCAGTCTCCCCCGTGGCCGCGCTGGTCTTCGAGAAGATGCCGATGACCTTGCTGACAGCGCCCTTCACCCTGTCGAAGATCTTGATGATCAGTTCCCACGCCCGCTTCAGGAGGCCGACCTTCGTTGCCGCCTGCTCCGCTGGTGGACCCATGCCCCTAAGGACGTTGATGAAGATCCTAAACCTGAGCATCTTGGCGAGCATGCTGAACAGGCCGCCCATCTGACCGATCATGCTGCCGACCATGATGTTGAAGGAGACGCCGGCGATGATGATGGCAAGGAAGAAACTGCTGACCGGCTGAAGTGCCGAGGAGACTGCGACGAAGGCGTTGACCATCTGCTCCAGCGGCAACTTGTTGAGAAGTGCGAACGCGCCTCCCACCGTGTCTATGAACGACATGAAGACGCGGGGGTCAACGAGTTTCACGATGACCGGCCAAATCTGCTCGATGGTCTTACCGACCTGCCGCATCACGTCGACCCCGACCGCAGCCCACTTCGCGATGGCGTTCTCTCCGCCGACAGTCTCCGTCCAGTCCTGGAACTTCTGGGTGACACCCACCAGCATATCGAGGAAGGTGTTCGTAGACGGGTTCGCGATGTTGAAGACGTTCATCAGCGCCCCGCCGAGATTCACCAGGATATCCCAGAGTTTGCCCGCCGTCGTGGCCGCCTTCCGCATCGAGTCGTCGACCCGCTTACCGAAGCCCTCCCCCTTCGTCCAGTCCTGGAACGACTTGGCGACGCCCTCGATGCCACCCGCGAGCCGGATGGCTGCGGGCGTCAAAGCGTTGATGAGACGAAGGAACCCATCCAGGAACGGAACGGCGATCCGGGACAAAGCCCCGAACACCTTCGCGTTGTTCTGGAAGAAGGAGCCGATGGTCTTGACGCCCTCCTTCGAGTTGGCGTACTTGAGAACGCCCTTCGCCAGCCGGTTCAACTGATCCGCCATCGCACCGAGACCGGCCTGGATGACGCCCGTGTTGCGGAGTTTGTTGATCCCATCGGACAACCCGACGAACAACTTCGGCCAGACCGCGGCTCGCATCTCGTTGGAGAGTTTCCGCGTCGCCATGACCGCGTTCTGCATGGACTTCGGCATATCCGCAAGAAGGAGCTTCAACTTCTTGGGATCGACCTCAGACACGGCTTCGCCGAAGCCTCGCATACCCACCTTGAGGGTGAGGCCCGCGATGCCGAGGCTGGTGAACATGGGGATCAGGGCAGCCGACTCCTGCGCCGTGGACACAAGCGCTCCGGCCAAGTCGGTCGCAGCAGCAGCGATTCCGCTGATCGCACCGCCGACGAGTGGCGCGCCTGTGACGAATGTGCCGAGGACAGACCGCCACGCGGTGACCGCGCTCTGGCCGATCCCCCGGTAGACCTTCTTGTTCTGCTCACCTGCCGCGACGAGGTCCTTGTTCAGTTTGCTCAGTTGCCGCTTGATCGCCTTGCCGACCTGATTGAGCGAGTTGTCGTCAAACTTCATGTTGACGCTGACGTGTGCCCTACCGACGTTAGGACCGAGGGCTACCATCTCAGCCCCCCACCATCGCTACGAGCGCGTCCCGGAGGAACGGAACAGCAGGAGTTCCAGGGTGCATGACGAAGTCACGATAGACAGGGGTGCCTTCGTGACCAGTCCACATCATGACCTTCTTGGAGTTCGGCCAGCGAGGCGAGGGGCCGGTGCCGTCGTGAACGTAGAATCCGTACGAGGTTCCAGCAGAGACCTTGAAGCCGAAGGCGTACTGGCCGAGCTCGTTTCGGTTCTGGTCGACACTGATCGTGGACTTCAACCGCCCGGTCCGAACAGGGACGAGTTCCCGGGCCAGGATCGCTACATCCTCCGCCTTCCTGCGAAGGTGGCGATCAGGACCAGAGCCGGTGTGAAAGACCTCCACGTAGACGAGAGGAGCGGGCTCCATGACCACGGTCACGCCGCCTCCAACGAAGACACCGCCTCCGCCTGCCATGAGCCCGCCTCCCGCCTACTTGTCTCTGGAATCCTTCAGTTGGGACTTGTCCCACTCACGGAGAGCAGTGTAGTCCTTGGTCTGGGTGAGGTACATGCGGACTTGCTGCGGCTTGTCCTCTTTCAACTGTTCGATGGTGGACAGGTGAACCGTCCACAGCATCTCCGCAAACGAGAACTCCTTCCATCGCACACCCTGGAGGTTCCATGATGTGACGAGGGTTATCCAGTTGGCTTCAATCCCTTCCCAGACGGCGACTGCTGCTTCGTAGGGAACCCCGTCCAGATCCCCATGAGTGCCTCCGAGATCGCCTGCTGGGGGCCGAGCCCGTAGCCTTTCTCGACCCACTCCGTCCGCTGCTCGGCCTTGACCAGCATGTCAGCCATCGCCTTCGTGAAGCCGGCGAGAGCGGACTTGAAGGCGTCGCCCCCAAAGTCGTCCTCTTCGAACTTCGTGAACTGCTTCAGCGCATCCACAAGCATGGACCACTGCTCAGCCGACGGGTCGGAGTTGAACTCCCACTCGATGCCGTCACCCAGATCGACCGGGATGGCCCGGAAGTCTAGGCCCAACTTGACTACGTCACGGCGTACTTCTTCAGTCATCGCTGTTCTCCTTTGTCCTAGCGACAGGCCGTGGGCCGAAGAGAACGATGCCAGGAGAACCCCCGGCCCACGGTGACCGCAGCGTAGCAATCATGAGGAGCCAGGACTCGATAGCGCGGGGACGTACACCTGCACCGTTACATCCATGAACGTTACGGAGCAGTTGCCGGGATCGCTGAGGTCAGCAGAGACGTCGTCGATCCGAACGTCCATCCCACAGCAGGCGATGCTCTGCCAGAGCAACTCCACGTCACGGAGTTGGTCTTGGGTGTGCTCGGTCAGGGTCTCGGGCGGCGGGATCTCACCCTTCTCGTCGATGATCGGGCGGCACCGGGCCAGCACGATCCGGAACTGAGCGGCTGTCGTCCCGCCGTGGCACGGGCGGATGCGACGCACCTCGTCAAGCCCGGACGGGTTCGCGTCGAAGAGACGACGGAAATGGATGCTGACCTCGCCGTTGGCTTCCTCGTCGTCCTCGCACTCACAGCACATGAAGATGACCGGAATGCCGTGGGTCTGGTACGCCTTGCAGACTGGACGCAGGTCATCGCTGAGCGCATCCGCCACGGCGTTCAGCAGGATGTCCGCCGTGGCGGCAAGGCCGCTAGGCATAACGAGCCCCTGAGAGCCTCTGAGCGCCCTCTGAGGTCTCAACGGCGTGCCGCGTGGGGTACTTAGCCACAACGGCACCCCGAGCCGCTCAGAGCGCCCCTACGGGCCGCAGCGAGGTCGGGGCTGAACACGGCACCCGGCAGGCGGGCATTGTGAGGGTTGACGGAGGCCACCCACGCTCCAAGTTCCGGTATGAAGGTGTTGATCTCCTGGTCCCGGAGCCGCACCGTGATGCCCTGACTGGTCACGTTGGTGACGTTGGACGGCAGACGGCACTTCGCGCCCGTGCAGGACAGGTAGAGTTCCTTGACCAGCCGAGCAGCCACGTCCAGCGCCCATGCGTCCGGCGGAGTACCGATCTCGGCGTCCACCACGAACGCCTCGCCCTCGCCGGCGTCAGACCACTTCTCGTCCTTGCGCGGCCAGACATCTGGGGGCACTCGGTACAGCATCGACGAGGAACGGTCGTATCGCCATGAGGAGACCGGGTATGCGTCCGGGCCGAGCCGGACGCCGGCGACATCCCAGACGGAGATGTTGAACGGCCCCTTGAGGGGGATGGAGTCGCCACCCCCGCAGCACCACGAGCGGCACTCGGGGCACTGGTTCAGTGGACGGATCTCGACCTCGCACGTTCCGATCGTGTACGCCGACAGCCTCGTCATGATGGACGAGGCTGTCGCGACAGAGGAGAGGAAGACCGGGGTCTGCGGATCGAGGTCAGCCAGCCCGCAACTGTCTACGTCGATTGGCCACGGACACGAGGTCTCGCTGAGGAGAGCCATCGTGCCCGCCCGTCACGCCGAGCCGGGGTCAGTCGTGGCCATCGCGCCGCAACCGTCAGGGGCGATACCCCCGACGAACCGGAAGCGGTGGGTGGCGTCCGCCAGTTCGTCAGACAACCACTCGGTGTCGCCGGTCGTGGTGTCCAGCGCCAGTGGGATCGGACCGAAGCCGATGTTGTGGCTGTCGGAGGTCGAGCCGGTGATGCGGACGTAGTTGTCCTCGCTGCCCGGCGTGCCCTCCTCGGAGACCGTCGCGCCCTTGACAGGGTAGATCCGGACGAAGTCGCCAGTGGCACCGCCACCGCACTCGCCGAGGATCTCCTGCCACACGATCACAACCACGTTGAAGCGATCGGCCTTGCCGTCCGCCCAGCCGATGACCTCGCTGTTGTGCTCGATCGCCGTGGCACCGCCCGCGTTCGAGATCCACTCGGGGTCGAGCCAGTGGAGGTCGACGTTCACCTCGATGGACTGGAGGCTCTTCACGCCCGGGATGTACCGCTTGATCGAGCCGTCAGCGCAGCGGCGAGTGAACTCCTCGCCGTCGTCCACGTTGTCGCTGGTCTCGAAGGCTGCGGGACAGTCGTCGAGGTACCCCATGTCGGCTCCGTAGAGCGGAGTGAGGCATTCGTCGGCCAGGAAGAGTCCGACCTTCTTGATGCGCCCCAGATCGGGCGTTGTGCAGTTTCCCATTGCGTTTCTCGCTTCCGATTTCAGGGGCTGGCCGGAACAGTGACATCGATGTAGAGATTGATACAGGGATCGAACGCAACGATGGCGCTGCGATTGGCGAAGGCTTCGTCCGTGTTGCTACGACGGTCCAGGTCGTTGAGGACGAATGCCTCGTCCACCCCCGCCCACACTGAGCCAGTGGCCCAGAGCCGGATGGTGGTGTCGTTCTGTACCGGATAGCCGACGCTGATGACCCACGGAGCGCCGGTCGGGGAGTACTTCTCGCACAGGAGTTGGGCTTCGGCTAGGAACGCCGCCGCCTTGACCGGAGCGTGGAGCCACCACTGAGTGCCGAAGCCAGCGTCCGCCGCGCCCTGCTCCAGTGTTCCCACAGCCAGAGCGAAGTTCCCGTCAGCCACGGTGCCAAGGCTGGTCCCGTCCTCAAAGGACGGAGTGCCGAGGCCGAGACCGTCCGTTGCCAGTTGACGGGCGACGGCCCATTCGGTCGTCGAGTCGAGCCGCCCCGTCGCGTGCTTCTTCTGGTCGAGCCTGGACAGGCTGCTGCACGCCGCGCTCTGGGTGATGCCGAACGGCAGGAACTCCCCGACGGCAGGCTTGTTCAGAGGAGCGGTGTCATCAGCGGCGACGCACCGGTCCACGAGCACCGGCTCGCCGCATCCGTAGAACGGGATGGAGAGGCCCTGCCTCCAGCCCTGCGGGGCAGGGAGCGCGGAGTCGAGGATGCCACCGGATCGGGTGTCAACCTCGACCTCCACGCCCTCCATGAGACCTTGAGACATCAGGGCCTCCCCTTCCTAGTTCTCGAGCCGGCGATCAGGACGGGCAGGCGACGTTGTCGCAGATCTCGACCGGGATGTCCAGGCCGAGGGCGTTGCACCCACGGGCCAGGATACCCTCGTAGGACTCGGCGAACGCTGCGACCTTGTTCTGCCGGTTGAGGTTGTGGTCCCGGATCTCGGTGCCGAGGTCCAGCGTGCCACCGTCGAGGAAGGTGAAGAACCCGTTCGGGGCCAGCACCGAGCCGAGGGTGAGCGGGAACTCCGGGTCGTCGCCGCCGGAGCCGAAGGACACGGGGTCCAGGTCCTGCGAGTAGTGGACGTTGATGCCCTCGTTGGAGAACGCCGTGGAGAGCAGGCTCGCCGCGATGTTGGGGTCGTCGACCGCCGAGGAGAAGACCCGACGGTTGATCAGGTCGAGCCGGACCGCCGTGAGCAGCGACTCGCCCACGAAGTAGTCCAACTGGATGTCGCCGAGGCGCTGGTCTGAGCGGAGCGCGGCGGCGGCGGTGCCGACACCGTTCACCACGTTGGCGAAGACGGAGCCGAGGGCCGGGACCGTGTAGGTCGACAGGACCGCGTCACGCATCTTCTCGAAGAGCAGGACCTCACCGCGCCGGGCGTTCTGGATCGCCAGAGCGGCGAGGTAGCCCTGCCACTGCTCGGGGGCGAACCGGGTCTGGTAGTTCCCGACGACGACACAGGAGTAGACCGCGTCGACGCCAACCTCATCGGTGTCGTCACAGTCGACCTCGGCGCACACCTTCCAGGTGTCCGGGTCCGCCTCGTCGACGAGCTCGTCGTCCTCACAGGTCCACACGCCGAAGCCGTCCACCGGGAGGCAGATGGCGTTGAAGAACGTGAACTTGCCTCGCGTCGCGCCCAGCGTCGGCAGGGCGTCCCGGATGGGGCGAGCCGTGCTGCCCTGCACCGGGTTCGTGTAGATCGGCTGCGGGAGGGAGCAGCAGCCACCCGACGCGACCACGGCCTCCGGGCTGACGAACGAGTCGAGCAGCCGGGTGTCGGCGTTGATCTTGCCGGTCAGCGTGCGGTCCTCGGCGAACGAGGTCTCGAAGCGGGCGACCCGCTCCTTGCCGGTCTTGAGGCTGCGACCCGAGGAGTCACGGAAGGCCTCGGCCAGCATGAACATCGTGGGGTCCGCGACCCGGTCGCCGTTCAGGATCACGCTGGTCTTGGTGATGGAGAGGTCCGCGGGCCGCTCGTTGACCTGGATGCCGGGGGTGCCGCTGAGGCCGAGCCGGGCGACTGCCTCCTGGACGGAGAGCATCTTGCCCTTCTTCGGCTTGGAGGAGAGGGACTTCTCGTCGTCCTCCTCGTCCTCCTTGGGGTCCTTCTCCGGGTCTTCGTCCTCGTCGTCCTCGGGGTCCTTCTCGGCTGCCTCCTCGTCCGGGTTGGGGATGTCGGACAGCGCGGCGTCCACGTCGTTCGCCGCGGCCTGCTCCTGCTCGGCGACGGCCTTGACGGCGGCGTCGGCGGCGAAGTAGGACTCGCGGAGGGTGGTCAGTGCGTCGAGGTCGGGGGAGGCCGCTCCTCGGAGGGAGTGGAGTTGGCGAGCGATGACGTCGCGTGCCTGTGTCAGCTCTGACAGCGAGAGAGTCTCTCCCGCGCCAACCCGACCCAGGATGCTGAGAGCCTGCTGGAGATCCATGGTGGACTTCTTTCGCGTCTGGTGTGAACAGGGACGCGGTGCCACCGCTATGAGGCTCTACACAGAGCCGATTGCCCGAAGGGTAGCCCCCTATCGGGTATTGCGCTACTCCTTGGGAGAATCTTCTGGAAGTGGGACGTCGGTCATGATCTCTTCGGCCATCAGCGCAACGGCCTTCTCGATCCGCTTCAGGCTCGCCATGACCTCGTCCAGACTCGGCGCCTTCTCCTCCGGCTCGCCCTCCGGCTTCTTCGGCGGGAAGGGATTCTCGAAGCCTTCGCCGCACTCTTCGCAGAAGCCGCCCTCCGGGTTGATGACGTGGATGTGCTCCTGCTGGGTCACGGTCAGGGAGTCGCCGCCCGCGCTGGCCGCGACGGGCCACGCGGGAGTGGGGACAAGGTGGATGCCGACCAGCGTGCGGCCACGACCGGCAGGCCACAGTTCCACACTCGGGCTGGACGCGGCGGCACGGAACAGAGTGTCCTGATCCACGCTGGGCATGACGACACCGCTGACCGCGAGACCGAAGGGGGTATCCCACGCACGGACCATCGCGAAGATGGTGTTCGCGTCGTCGCGGTGCCGGTTCACCTCACGGAAGTCCACGCCCTGCCGGGCGAGGTTGGCGTCGACGTGCTTCCCGCCGATGGTGAGCGCGCCCACCCGGATGCGGGATCCATCGGACAGGGTGAGTTCCTGCCCCGTGTGGAAGCCCTTGTGCTGACGGTCCACGTCGCCGGGGTACTGGAAGCACGCGCCCATGTCACTCCGGTGACACACGCCCTTCGGTGCGGCGATGCCGTACACGCGACGGAGGCCGTTGGAGTCCTCGTCGCCCACGGTGAGCGGCACCATCTTCGTCGGCTTGAAGTCGGCGAAGTACCCAGCGGGGAGGGCGGCGGAGCCAGCGGCAGCAGTGACAGCCTCGACGTCCTCCCCGGTGAGCGCCTCGGGTCGGACGGCAGTCTCCATGCCGTCGACACGCTCGAGGTCGCTGATGGAGCCGACCACCACGCCGTCGTGGTCGTTGTTCTCCGGGTCCCAGATGATCGGGATCGGGAGCAGTTCGTTGTCCCACTGGAGGGACCCGTACTTCAGCGTGCGGACGTCTCCGGTGTAGATCCCCTCGAACGTCACCGGGCCGGACACGCCGTAGCCGTCATCGTCCAGAGCGAGGCGGGCGTTGGAAAATGCAGCCGTGTCGACGATGGCGACGTGACGCGGACGGATGTCGGCGTTCAAGAAGATCTCGTTCGCCTCCTCCATCTTCTTCATCGCGGTCTCGTCGTCATCGTCCGGCCCCGGCTCCAGCGCGGCCAACCTCTCGGCGACCTCGGGGTGGAGGTCGTGCTTGATGGACACTGCCACTGCACCCTCGCGAAGAAGTTCCTGGACGCGGGCCACCAGCGCCTGAGTGCGAGGGTCCTCGGACTTGGAGAGGGTGCCGGTGCCGATGATGCCTGCGGTCTTCTTCCCCAGGTCATCCTCTTCCAGGCTCCAGTCCTCCGGAAGGTCGATGTCGCAGGAGAGGGCCTTCGCCCGCTTCTTGATGTGCGCCTTCGCCTTCGGCTTGTCCGAGGCGCGGCCGAACGCGGAGATCGCGTTCTTCAGGTCAGCGCAGTCGTGGATCGGGAAGGACCCGTCAGGCAGCGCCTCACCGTTCTTCGCCATCTTGTCCCGCTGCTCGGGCGAGTAGTCCTTGAAATCCACGCTGTCCACATCCTTGTCGTTGCGGCGTTCACGGCGCTCGGGGCGGGTGCCGTCGGGGCTGTACGGGCAGTCGGGCCAATCGTCGTACTTCTGAACGATCCTCTTGTAGATCGAGCAGATCTTCCGCTTGATGGCTTCCTTCTCGGCCTTAGATGCGCCCAGCATCTTCTCGAGACCGTGACCCCCCGACACGGCGGACATCCCACGGGGGACGATGTGCAAACCGCCGTCGCTCACGTCGGTGTACGGGAGTTTGTACGCCTGTCGGGTGTTGAGATCCATCTCAGTGTCGATGAAGAAGAACGCCTGACGGAGCTTCTCCTGATCGAGGGACCCATCTTCCTTCGTGGCCCACTCGAACACCCGATTCGTTGCAGCCTCGCCGTCCCACATCTCGTTACGACCGCCGATGGGGAGTTCGATGCTCCCTCCGACCTTGAACTCGCCGGCTTCCATCTCCAGCCACTCCATCAGTGCCTGCAAAGAGCGCGGACCGGGGAGCCTGCCTTGCTTGAGACGGCTGAAAGCGGCCTGATGGATCCCTACTTCCTCTGCAACCTCAGACCAGGAGAGAGGAATGCCGGAACCACGGGTCTCACGGGCGTCCTCGAGGGCTGCAAGTAGCGCGTAGACGTCCATGGGACGCAGGGTAGGGCTCAATCAGTGGGATTTGCAAGCCCTTGCAGCAGATTTGCAAGATCTGAGTCATCCATGACCACCGGGTCGGTGCTGTCCAGGGTCGCCAGCACATGCTCGGTGATCCCGTCGACGAGGTTGTCCCCCGCACACGAGCGAGGGCCTAGGAACAGGAGGCTGTCCGACACCACCGAGGCGGCATCGATCCCCGCGCTCTCCAAGGCTTGCAGTCCGACGTGAGCAGGCACCGCGTCGTTGGACAGGGAGGATGGCAAAGAGTCCCTGAGGACCTTGTGCGTGCGGGCCTTGGCTCCCAGCCTGTCCCTCGCCCTGAACGTGGCGACGTCGATCTTGCCACGCCATTCTGCAAGGACGGTGGGGTCGACAGACTTCTGGTCAGCAGGGGCACCGCTGGGGTCTTCACGATCAGCGCGTGCGGCCCGTTGGCGGGGGGTCTCAGTCGTCGGCGCGTGCCCGCCCTCCTCCGTCGGGTCCACGCCGATGACCATCCGGCGCGCCCGCTCCTCCTCCGACGGGGCCGCCCATTCCGGGATGCCGAGCACTTCGTTGAAGTAGGCCTCGCTGACGGTGCCCCGGTCGAAGGCGTCCTTCACGTCCTGGACCGTCGACCTCTTCGCCAGCAGCAGGGTCGGGTCCGGCTTGACCAGGATCTCCACGTCCGGGAACAGGGTGTTCAGCACGTCGGTCGCCACTTGCGCGACGATGTTGGCCGGAGGCTCGATGTGCGCCCGGTACGAGTTCTCCTCGACCTGGAAGGCGGTGGCTCGAGACTGAGCGCTCAGCCCGAGCAGGATCTCTGGGGGAATCGGCAGGCCGTACGCCAGCCGGTGGATCATGGCCTCCATACGGCCTTCGATGCGGGCGTCGTAGGGGAAGTCCGGAACCACCCACGACAGACCGCCCATGCCGCGACCGGATGCCATCGGCTCGACGAGTTCCTTCGCGCCGCGGAGATGCACCGGCCCCACGTCGGTCGGGTCCAGCATCTTGGCCCGGAGCGACTTGTCCCACTCCTCCCAGAAGTCTCCGCCTCCGGCGAAGTTCAGGCCGTCGGCCGAACCGAGGATACCGCGCATCCCCACCCGGTTCGCGGACTGAGCACGGCTCAGTCGTCCAAGCCAGTCCATGTCGGAGAGAATGGACAGCACCCCGAACAGGGGAGCGTCCGGCTGGTCAGGGTCGATCGGGCTGGGCCACAGTCCGCGGAGGACGTGCTCGGCCACCTTGAAGATCTCGTTCTGGTCGGGGTGGATGACGGACACCACCCGCCAGTCCTTGTTCATGTAGACGTAGTGGAACTCGCCTGCGACGTACAGGTTCGTCGCA